TTTATCATTTTTTGCGGCATCAGATGGAATCGTCAATGAGAATTTGGCGGAAAACTTTTTAAAGGAAGTTCAATATCCTGAAGCGAAATTCTTTTATGGATTTCAACTTATGATGGAGAATATTCACTCGTTAATGTATTCACTTTTGATTGATACATATGTTTCAAATCCTAAAGAAAAAGATGAGTGTTTCCATGCGATTGATAGATTACCGGCGGTTCAGAAGAAAGCATCATGGGCTCTCGATTGGATTAAGAATGCATCTTTCCAAGAAAGATTGGTTGCGTTCGCCGCGGTTGAAGGTATCTTCTTCTCAGGTTCATTCTGTTCAATCTTCTGGTTGAAATCAAGAGGAATCATGCAAGGATTATGTAACGCTAATTCATTAATCTTTAAAGACGAGAACTTACATTGTGATTTTGCAATTCACTTGTTAAATAATCACATAGAGGATAAACCAAGTGAAAAAAGAATTAAAGAAATCTTATTATCTGCTTTGGAAATTGAAAAAGAATTTATCACAGAATCTTTACCGGTTTCACTTATTGGTATGAACTCAAACTTGATGAAACAATATCTTGAGTTTGTTGTTGACGGACTTTTGGTTAAACTTGGATGTAAAAAAGAGTTTAATGTTGAACAACCATTTAAGTTCATGGAACAAATTGCGGTTGAGACCAAAGGTAATTTCTTCGAGTCAAGAACGATGGAATACCAAAAGGCAAAATTGAACGAAACAATAACATTTACAGAAGATTTCTAAACCATATAAATTATGATGTCATTAAGAATTAAAAAAAGAGGTGGAGAGGATGCTCCCTTTAATCCTCAAAAAATTTACAATAGAATTAAAAGAGCGGCAAAAGGATTAAATGTTAATTCTGACGAGATTTTTATAAAAGTAATAACTTCAGTTCCAACTGAAGGTTTGATTACAACAAAAGAATTGGATAAACTTGTTTATGAAATCGCTGCGGCATATACGGGTAGTCACCACGACTACTCAAGACTAGCATCATCAGTTGCTATTTCAGCGTATCATAAGGAAACTAAAGATAGTTTTTCAGAGACAATGATGGAACTCTATGAAACGGGGGTGGTTAATGACAAGTTTATTGAGACTATCAATAACTACGGACCGGAAAAAATTGATGAAGTTATTAATCATGATAATGATTATAATTTCGACTATTTTGCTTGGAGGTCATTACAGGAAATGTATTTGTTAAAAACACCACAAGGTAAAGTGATTGAAAGACCTCAACATATGTATATGAGGGTTGCGATATGGGTTACAAATTCATTTGAAGAAGCGATGGATTATTACAATTCATTATCGAACCAATTAATATCACCAGCAACTCCAATTATGATTAATTCGGGGACTAAAGTTCCTCAATTGGCTTCTTGTGTATTACATTACAACAATTCAGATTCTCGTAATGGTTTATTACAAACTTTGAATGATATCTCAACTTATTCTTCGGATGCTGCGGGTATTGGATTATCAATGTCTAATATTAGAAGTAAAGAAAGTAGAATTAATTCATCTGGTGGATTTGCCGGTGGATTATTGAAATACCTTAAGATTGTTAATGAGTCATTGAGATTTTTTAACCAACAAGGAAGAAGACCTGGTAGTGCGGCGATTTACCTTGAACCATGGCATAAAGATATTATTGACTTACTTGAAATTAAAAAGAATACAGGTGCTGAGGAGTTGAGAGCAAGAGATTTGTTCACGGCATTATGGATACCGGATAATTTTATGAGAGCAGTTAGAGAAGGTGGAGATTGGTATCTATTTTGTCCTAATGAAATTATTAAGGCGGGAATTAAACCACTACAAGAATGTTATGGGGATGAATATGAATCAAATTATGATAAAGCTGTTGAAATGGGACTTGGAAAAAAAATCAAGGCTCAAGAGATTTGGACAAAAATTGTAGAGTCTCAAATTGAAACAGGAGTTCCATATCTATGTTCAAAAGACAATGCTAATAGAAAGACAAATCACCAAAACATTGGAGTAATCAAACAATCTAATCTTTGTAATGAGATTTACCAATATACGGACGAGGAAACTACTGCAATTTGTACCCTATCATCAATGGTATTAAAGAATTTCATTAAGGATGGTAAATTCGATTATAACTTGTTAATCAGTGAAGTAAGGAAAGTTGTTAGAGCATTGAATAATGTGGTTGATAAGAATAACTACTCAACAGAAAAAGGGTTAAAAGGTGGTCTTGAACAAAGAGCAATTGCGATTGGAACACAAGGATTGGCGGATGTATTCTACTTGATGGATTATATTTTCACTTCAGAAGATGCGAAAACTTTAAATAAAAACATTTTTGAAGCAATTTATTTCGCAGCGGTTACTGAAAGTATGGAATTATGTAAGTCAGGAGTTAGAACTCCTTATAAGTTTTTTGAAGGTTCTCCAATGTCTAAAGGTATTCTTCAATTCGATATGTGGGGATTAAGTGAAACTGATTTATTTTTGGATTGGTCATTACTAAAAGAAGATGTTAAAAAATATGGTGTTTGTAATAGTTTGTTCACTGCTCAAATGCCTGTAGCGTCTTCAGCTAAGATTACAGGTTCATTTGAAATGACCGAACCAGCTCACTCTGCCTTATTTAATAGACGAGTTGTTGGAGGGGAAATATTAATCGTAAACAAATACTTAATTAATGATTTTGAGAAGATGGGCATTTGGAGTGAAGATTTGAAAAATGAAATCATTATGAATGAAGGGTCTATCCAAAATATTAATTTTAACAACTACCTTGACCCGGAAGATAAAAATTATCTTAAGAAAGTTAAAAGAGCTGAACACCTGATTAGTAAGTATAAAACAATTTGGGAGATATCTCAAAGAGAATTGATTGATATGGCGGCAGACAGAGCACCATTCGTTGACCAATCACAATCAATGAATATCTATATGGCTAATCCAACATTATCAAAAATTACATCATCACATTTCCATTCATGGGAAAAAGGTTTGAAAACTTTATGTTATTATGTAAGAACTAAAGCGATTTCAACAGGAGCAAAACACTTGGCGGTTGATGTTTCAAAAATACAACAAGTTAAAAATAAAGTCGAAATACCTAAAGTGGATATTATTAATACATCGGTTAAACCCGAAGATAGTCCATTTGAATGTTTCGGTTGTTCTTCTTAAAATAAAAATCCCAACATATGTTGGGATTTTCTTTTTTAATCTATTTATAAGAAAAAACAGAAGGGTATATTTATAGTTATGGCTAATGGTGTTACATATGGTATTAATTTTCCGTTTAGAGATTCTCTAAGAGGAGACTACTTACAATTAACAGAATTACAATCAGAAGAAATTAAAGCTGATTTAATTCATCTATTGTTAACTAGAAAGGGTTCGAGATATTTTCTACCTGAATTTGGAACAAGATTATATGAATTTCTTTTTGAACCATTTGATGGATTAACATTTAATGCTATTGAATCTGATATAAGAGATGCGATTGAAAACTTTATGCCAAATTTATTGGTTAATAGTTTAAGTATAACACCGGCCGACCCACAAGAAGAAGTTGATATTGCAACAGGTCAAAATTTTGTGGGAACAAGTGAATCGTCAGTATATCGATTTCCGGGAAAAGGAACTTCAGAATATACTGCAAAAATAAGGATAGATTACTCAACCAATGGTTCTACTTTTGGTCAAAGTGATTTTGTGATTATTAATATTTAAATAAGATGGCAAACAACAGAATATCATACGCTAGTAGAGATTATCAGTCGATTAGAACTGAACTTTTAAATTATACTAGAACATATTACCCTGAATTAATCCAAGACTTTAACGACGCTTCGGTATTTTCGGTATTTCTTGATTTAAATGCTGCGGTTGCAGATAATCTACATTATAATATTGACCGAAGTATTCAAGAGACGGTTCTACAATATGCTCAACAAAGGTCGTCAATTTATAATATAGCAAGAACCTACGGGTTAAAATTACCGGGACAAAGACCATCTGTTTCATTGGTAGACTTCTCAATCACAGTTCCTGCTTTTGGGGATAAAGAGGATGAGAGATATCTTGGAACATTGGCTCGAGGGTCTCAAGTTGTTGGTGCGGGTGTTGTATTTGAAAATGTTTATGATATTGATTTTGCGTCACCATATAATGCTCAAGGATTCCCAAATCGTTTAAAGATTCCAAACTTCAATGCTAATAATATTTTAATAAATTACACAATAACAAAGAGAGAAATTGTTGTGAATGGTATTACTAAAGTTTTCAAGAAGGTTATTGGTGCGAATGATGTTAAACCTTTCTTTGAATTATTTTTACCTGAAAAAAATGTTTTAGGAATTACAAGTGTGTTATTGAAGAATGGAACAAGCTATACCAATACTCCTACAGTTGCAGAATTTTTAGGTTTGGATAATAGATGGTATGAGGTTGACGCATTGGCTGAAGATAGGGTATTTGTTGAAGACCCGACAAAAGTATCTGACCAACCGGGTATTAAAGTTGGTAGATATATTCAAACCCAAAATAGATTTATTACTGAATATACACCGGAAGGATTTAAAAAAATGACATTTGGAGGAGGAACTAATACTGCTCAAGACCAATTAAATCAATTTACAACTTTAGGGACTACATTAGAATTACAAAAATATTCAAATAACTTTTCATTGGGGTCAACTTTAACTCCAAATTCGACATTATTTATTCAGTATAGAGTTGGAGGGGGATTGGCAACTAACTTGGGAACAAATGTTATCAATCAAATTGGAACTGTATCGTTCTTTGTTAATGGTCCATCAGAAACAACCAATTCATCTGTTGTTAACTCATTGAGATGTGTCAATGTAACCGCAGCGGTTGGAGGGGCAGGTATTCCATCATTGGAAGAAATTAGAAATTATGTTTCATTTAACTTCTCAGCACAAAAAAGAGCGGTAACCGTTCAAGATTATGAATCATTAATTCGAAATATGCCGGCTCAATTCGGAGCACCGGCTAAAGTATCAATTACAGAAAATGATAATAAAATTTTAATTCAAATATTATCATATGACACTTCAGGTAAGTTAACAAACATTGTTTCAAATACTTTGAGACAAAATATTGCAAATTATTTATCAAACTATAGAATGATGAATGATTATATTTCAATCTTTAGCGCTGAAGTTATTGATTTAAGTTTGGATGTCTCAATAGTGTTAGATTCGGCTCAAAATTCAGGACAAGTAATTTCAAGTGTTGTTGATAAAATATCTGCATATTTTAATGCACAAACAAGACAATTAGGGCAGAATGTTTATTTATCTGAACTTAGAAGTTTAGTTCAAAATACTAATGGGGTATTGACGGTTGCAAGTATGGATGTATTTAATGAGGTTGGAGGGCAATACTCTTCAGCCGAAACTTCAATGACTTATAGGGACGAAGCGACAAGATTAATTGAACCTGTTGATGATACAATTTTTGCACAACCTTCACAAGTTTATCAAGTTAGATATCCGAATAAGGATATTAGAATTTCGGTTAAAAATTTCCAATCAGTTACTTTTTCATAAAAAGTTCACTTTATTTTTCTTTAGTTTATTATTTAGTGGTGTGAGCGTTTTAAAAATCTCTCATAAACTATTTATAAATTAAAGTAACTTGATGGGTCAATCATATAGAATAAGAACTGAATTAGGGGTTAATAAATCGATTAACGTACAACTAGACCAAGAGTTTGAATTTTTAGAGATTTTATCTTTAAAACTTCAACAAGAAGACATCTATACAAAAAGTTGTGCCGAATATGGGGTAGTTGTAGGTAGAGTAACTGCAAATAATGGATTCGGAATACCTAATGCTAGAGTTTCAATTTTTATCCCAATAGATTCGGTAGACGAATCAAATCCTATAATTTCAAGTATATATCCATATAAATCACCAAGTGATAAAAATGAAGATGGTTATAGATATAACTTACTTCCGTATGAAAAATCATATTCAACTCATGCTGCAACAGGGACATTACCATCAAGATTAGATGTTTTGACGGGTGGTACCGCAGTTGAAATTTATGACAAATATTACAAATTTAGTGTAAAAACTAATGAAAGTGGTGACTATATGATAATGGGAGTCCCACAAGGAGAACGGACTATAGTTATGGATGTTGACTTATCCGATATTGGAGAATTTTCTTTAACACCTCAAGATTTAATTAGAATGGGATTAGCAACCGAATCCCAAGTTGCCGGAGGAAGATTTAGAACATCAAATGATTTAAATTCTTTACCTCAAATTATTAATCTTGTTAAAAATTTAGAAGTATCTCCATTATGGGGAGACCCTGAATTATGTACTATCGCAATTAACCGAGTTGATTTTGATTTGAGAGATGATGCAAATGTCGACATCCAACCAACATCGGTATTCATGGGGTCAATTTATTCTACTGCTGACACATATAGAATTAGACCAAACGCAAAACCTGCGGATGATATGGGTAATCTTTGTGCATTAGTTGCGGGACCCGGACAAATTTTGGCGATTAGACAAACAATTTACCAAGATAATGAAGGTAATCCTGTGTTAGAACAACATCAGTTAGAACAATCCGGAAATATTATCGATGGGAATGGAGTTTGGTTAACTGAATTACCTATGAACTTGGATTATTTCATTACCAATGAATTTGGTGAAAAAGTTTTATCTAATGACCCAACAATTGGTATACCAACTAAAGCAAAATATAGGTTTAAGATAAAATGGCAACAATCACCTGGTTTAACTGAACAGGTGAGGAGACCATACTATTTAGTTCCAAATATTAAAGAATATGGATGGGGCTTAGGTGCGGTGAGTGATGTAGTAAAACAACAAAGTTCATATTATTTTGGATTGGCGTGGAGTGGATATACTAATGGGTTTCTTCCCGGAAATCAAAAAAATAATAGATTAAATGAAATTATTAATTGTGAGGATACTTTTTATGAATTCCAATTTAACAAAGTTTACACAATTGCAGGATTAATTGATGAATTTAAAAATGGTGGAAGAGGAAATTTCATTGGTATAAAAGAAATTGACAGTCCGGATTGTGCAAACACAATTAATAAATTCCCTGTTAATGATGGTTTTAAAAATTTTGATTTAATTTACTTTATTTTTGCAATAATTCTTCAAATAATACAAATACTTGGAATCCCTTTATTAATAGTGTTTCATTTTTTAGCTTTTCTTTGGAATAATTTTGCCACACCAATCTTATTATTTTTTATTGGGTTGTTAGTTAAAGCTGCGGTTCAACAAGGAATTTTAGTTATTGCGGCAATTGCGGGTTCCGCGGCATTTGGTGCGACGCTTGCAATGATTGCCCCACACGCCTTACTTGCAATTTTATATAGTGTCAGCGCAATTTTCTTAACAATTAATTTTAGAGATATTGTAAGTTATACATTTGGTCGACTTAAATTACCTATGATGACATATCCTGATTGTCAATCTTGTGAGTGTGACCCTGAAACTACTGCTCCGGGAGGAGGAGACCAAGAGAGTGCGCCACCATCAGGATTATTAACACAATTATCTAATGGGGGGTTATATATTGATAATCTTGAGGTTGGTTTTTTTAACCCTAATACCGATAACGAAGATAGTTCACAATTAAGTGCGGTTACAATTTCACAAGCAATTTCGGGAAGATTTAGTAGGAAAACACCCACGATATATAAATCAACCTTTTCAGATTCATTTACTTTTCCTGAGAAAATTCAAGGAAGTTATAATAATGAGGGAACTAAACTAATTGCTGCGGGTATTACATTACCTCCGGGAGAAAGAATTAATAAGTATAATACAAGAAAAAAATATTTTGATAATGTTAATAAAATAAGTGTTAGGTTTAATTATCCTAGTAATGGGGGTAACTTAACATCACCAAGCGGTACCACACATTACGATAACACATTAACGGTTTTGGCGGTACAAGCTCTTGAACCTGGTACTTTATTAACTTTTATTGACCCATTAAAAACTAAAGATGTTAATTTTTTATGGACAGGAACGACATCAATTGGGGCTAATAAATTAAACGGTATTAATGGTATTATTAAGAATACCGGGTTTACCGCAAATGTGCCTTATGCAACAACACAAACAGGCGCTCCAACCATTGTTCCATATATTATCCCATCGGGTAATTCAACTTGTTTTTTATCAATAACATTTGATGTGGTGGCCACGGGAACTACAACTTATTTTAGTTGTGCTAACAATAAAGTAACAGTAACCGCAACAACAATTGGAACTAAAACAATAACCAATGAGAACGGTATAGACATCACAACATTAGGAGGAACCGCTGAAATAAGTGGAATTACTTATGGGCCGGCTTGTAAAAGATATATTTATCCTTCAGACCTTGAGTATTACCAAGTATTAACCGCAATCACCATTAACACAAAGATTCAACCTGGTACCGGCAAAACAATTTATTCATTACCCGGTCAAGTCCTTGACAATGCAGGAAATCCTGACCCAACAAAGGGTTTTTGGAATGACTTAATTGCAGATAATAAAGGGTTTTTATTGTCCAACAATACCCCTGGAGTTCTTGAAAATTATGGTTATGTTGGAGGAATAACCGATGGGAGAGGAGGTACCTTTTCCGCAGGAAATGTAAGACATAATTACTTTCCACCAAATAGTCCTAGTTATAGCTTCCCAACATCAATATTAGATGGATTTGACGAACAAGTGGTTTTAATACTACAAAGAGGGGTTGACCCATACTCACCAAAATTACCAAATAGCTATGGTATTGGAAGAATATTGGGTCACTCAAGTGAAAATGCGGTTGTAATTACAGGAATGACAAGAATGAATATACCAATCCAACCATTACCTTCTAATTCTACAATTTCAGTCCAAAATCATAAAGATGTTAGTGAAATATTTTCAGGTTCTTATTTTTATACACCGGGTATTCCAAATAATATAATACCTAATGCTTCAACAACACCAGGTCTTGCATTTTCATCCTATACTACGAGTAATGTAGGGTATTACGGCGCTTTAGATAGTCGATATATGAGGACAACTACACCACCACTTCGACTAACTATCACTTCAGTTTTAAACCAAGTTTTTCCCGCAAATGGATTTCACACAAGTACTTTTACTGCACGAGGACCAAAGGGACCTACTTCTAGTGAAGATATTCAAATAACGAGAACTAGAAACTATGGGGTCTATCCTATTTCTGTTGGGGTTCCATCGTTAATGAGAGGGGTTGCAGTAACCCCACCATCCCAAAACCTTTTTGGGGTTCAAACCACAACATTTACAGATAATGTTGCGTCTGTTAGTTATGGGGGGAATACCCCTTTAAATCCAAGTACTAGATATCGTTTGGATGAAGACTTATCCGGAGCGGCCTATATGTTTAGAGGACCTTTGGAATTATTCATTTCGGATTATAGAAGAGGTGGTGCAACCGACCTCTTTTCCGGATATAAGGCAACTGAAGGTCAACCATTTAGTTTATATTTTAGTCCATTACTATTACCTGAATTTACAGGAACCACAGGGCCTAACTCAGGGCTCATAATTAGTTCTCCAACTCAAATGGTAATGAGAACTGACCGTTTACCATCTTCTGACGGATTTGATGTTCAGAAAAGAGCAACAGATTTTGCGTTTTTAAATGGTAGTGTTGGATTATTGCAACAAAATTTGTCATTTGCGGTTTATTCTACTGAGGTTGGTTTAAGTTTTGGAGCGCCTAGCTTTTCAACAGGTGCAGAACAAGTTACGGCGGATATTCAAGGTCAAGTATTACAAGCAACCGTTTTTGAAACTATGAATGATTGTGAAAAAATGGTTGGACTTGATTATTATGAAGGTAATGGTTCCAAATTTAGAGTAAAACCTGGAGCATTACAAAATGATAATGTTGAAAACGGGTGTTATGTGATGATGAATAGACCATTATTAGATTTAACAAAAGATTTAGATACATTTGGAGAGTGGGGATATAGATTTAGATTTTATTATGGATTATGTAGGGGGGTTTTATCTCAATCATTTGTTAATAATTGGGTGAATGGGTCATTATATATGTTCCCGATGCAAATTGACACTTATTTCGACACTAATAATCAACCATTAAGACCTAGATTTGCTGAAGAAATTGTTTATTTTGACGATAAAACAAATAATTTCTATTATAGGAGTTCTCCATATTCGATTAGCAATTCAAGATTTGTTGGTTCACCTGCTAGAGGATTTGCTCCTGTAAATAAAGATAACTTACTATTCCCAACAACAATAGTTAATTTAGGTTATAAAGATGATTTTTATGGTGAGGTATTATTCGACCCGGCGGCTAAAGGTTATATTATGAAAAGTTTATCACCTACAACGTATTCAGATACTTCAGATTTAGTTAATTTATTTGTTATTAGTAGAATTACGGATAGTGGGTTTTTAACTAAAATTTTATCCGGTTTAAATAGTTCACTTAATATCTTATTCTCAAGAAAAGAGCTTAGAATTGATGGCGATTTAGCTCAAGCTATGTCAATTAATTCTGAGTATGGTGTTATACCATTCTCACCACAATATTATAGTCCTGAAAGTGGTTCTGTGGTGGTACTTGACGGACCAACTATGGGGGTTTTCTTTTCATCAACAACAATTGATTTACAAAATAAAGATTTTTTAAGTCCGGGAATTATTAATTTTAGGTCACCATATAGTTCTAATGTAAACACATATGAATATGGGATAAAATCACAAGTTGTCCCATTTTATCAGTGGGATTTAGCATCAACAAATACAATATTTGGAACTGAAAAAAATAATTGGAAAACAAACGGAGGTGCAAATAGTGAAGGTATTTTTAGTAAAAAATACCAATCTTTGAATAGAAGAGAACCGGATACACCTAATAATCCAAGTTATTTTATGAGTAAGGGTGTGGAGGGACTTAGTGATATATATAAACGAGGGTATATCTTTGCGGTTAATTCGAATGGGGATTATGCGTTCAGTACTGCAACATCACCCTCAAACAACTATGTTGGAGCGATACCGGATAAATTTTTAGTTGGAGCTCCTAATCATTTTTATTTTGGTATAATCCAAGGTGAAACCGCATTAGATAAATTTAAAACAAAATATTCGGTTGATGAATAAGTATACAATTATTCCAAGTAGTTTACAATTTAAGTCGGCACCATTTGTTGACCAAGAAATTTCATTGTCTTTGGAACAACAAAGTCAACAGATTACTGAATATGATAGAAGTCAGAGTATTAGTTTGGCTCAAATATTTGACAATGAAAGACAGACCTGTTCAATATTTAGACCTACATTTAAATTAAATTATTTGTACGCCAACACTTATACAGGAACTACTGAATATATTCCATTTAGAAATACCTTATATTATGTTCAACCCGAACAATCTTCTTTTAATAATGTTTGGTTTGGGTACCCACAATATTATGAGTTTGATTTTTATAGACCTGATGTTAGTGACCAACATATTAGATATCAAGCAAAAAGTGCTTATACTTACAATTGGACTTATTATGTTAGTTATGCTCACCAAAACAATTATAATAAGAAATTATTTTATGAATTAAATAACACTAGTTTAACATGGACTGCTTCCGAAGGAATCCCGTTCTCAATCTTTAATACAACCCAAAATGGAAATAGTGTTATTGGATTCCAATGTATTGCACCACACGGATTAAATGTTGGAGAATATGTTGAGTTGTCATTTGATTATGACAAAATAAAATTATTCCAAGTTTATTCATTAGGAAATGGTTTATTGGATAGTGATGAATATATTTTCAATATTTATAATGTTGGTTACCGCGGAGGAACATTCTCAAATCAAAAAACAGGTACATTCAAGAGAGTTATAAATCCTGAAAATATTTTGGAAACAAAATCAAAATATTATGTGAGAGAACATAAGATTTTAACAAATCTTGAGGATTGTGTTATGACAAAAAATGCGTTTGAAAAAAATGTATTTAATGAGGAAAGACAACTTGAATTAAGTTCAATTACACCAAATAAAATTACTAGAATTTCTCAAAAAACAAGTAGTAATTCATATAACATCACAATTAAACGTGACTTAGACCTTGCAAATGTATTGGATAATCAGAAAAGACCTGTTAGTGAGTTATTTTTAACCATAATAAATAAAGGTTATACGGGATATTTTAATTACCCGACAAATGGTAACATTGCGTTAAAACAAGGTTGGAAATTTAATTTAACTAATTCACCAAATTCTTGGTGGGACAACACTAATCCGGAATCAAATACTAAGATTCCAACATCAAGTTATTCATTAAGTAATAAAACATTTTATTATAATCAAAATTTAATTTCGGGAGATACCATAGATGGAGATTTTTGTGAGTGGAACGACTATGAACAATTGGAAAGGGTTATTTCTCCGTATTATCAAAAAATTAAATATAACCAGAGTGTATTTCAATCGTCTGACATTCCGGGTGATACTAATTCACCAGGGTTCTATTACCAACCACATACACCAATGACTATTAGAGTGTTTTCGGATTATATTGAAACAGGTGATTTAGAATTTATTGAAGGAATACCAAACTATGCCTATTTCTCCAATTCAGACCAACAATTTAGATGGAGAGATTTGTACACTTATGGGTTTAATGATAATTTAGGTAGAGGTGTTGATTATCCTTTTTTAAATTTTGCTCAATACCCATTTAAGGATGTTCAATTTAGATTGATACCTGAAGGAATAAACTATAACTCCGTAATAACTGGAGTTGATTTCCCAATAAAACCTTTGATAGATGGATGTGAATAAAATACAAATAAGGAAAGACGGATTTACAAATAAAGAATTGGTTATACCTATTCAATTAACTTGGGATTATCTTGGGTTAGACCAAAGTATTGATGAATATGAAGCTGAAATCATTAAACAAGTTACTGGCGATTATGGTGATTTTGAAGTTGATAGATTCGCTCATGCTCCAATAACCATTCAAGACCCGTTAAGTAATACACCTTTTGAGTTTACTGACATTCAGTATGAATTTAATTTTTGGTCAGGAGGGTCTTTAAATACTCCATTAAGTTGGAGCGGTACATACCTTTACGAAGGATTCACCACTCAAGAAATATATTATTACACAAATAATTTCTCAAATTCTTTTTTCAAGTTAGATTTATACGATAGTGTTGATGAAAAACGACAAACGAACTATATTACAATAATAATACCAACACAACAAGGGTTAACTCAGGATGCTTTGCTGGATAGGACTCCCGTTAAAATTAAAAGACCTTATTTTGTTTTGGATTATGTCGGAGATAAAGAAGGGTTTTTTATCTATTGGTTAAAGAAAAGAAATTTCTTGGACATATCAACATTCTATATGACCGCAAAATTTTATGATGCTAGACGAGGATTTTTCACAAAAATGATGAACATGCCTCAATCATCAATACAGGGAGATAAATACGTTTTTGATTATAAAAATTATTTTTATTATAGAGTTGACTTAGATTATGAAAAACAAAACTATCAAGTTTTTAATATAAACAAATATCAGAATATATATAGTAACTTAAATAACAGGGCGGGTGCGACTATACCCATAAAATGGTATGAATATGTTAATCCTCAATAATGGAAGATTTTTATAAAATAATAGTTTCACCTGAGACAATAAAAGGTGATTTATTTTTAGTAAATTTACAAGGAAACAATGTAAGTGGTAATTCTACCGGACAAACTGTCGGTGTTTACTCTGCAATGACCCAAGTTCTTAGTTCCGGGCCAAACGGGTCTTCATTATTAACAGGGTTAACGGTTCCAATACTAATTAGACAAACCGCAATAGATGTTGGATATTATAGTCCATTTGATGGTGCGGTATTACAAAAAGATGTTGTTACGAATTTTATATTTTCTTCTACAACCCAAACCCCATATACGGTTAATATCTACAATACTTCAAGTGAATTTCAAAAATTTTTGGAGTTGTCTTCATATAAAATAGATTGGGGGGATGGTAGTTCAAAACAGACAATAACAACATATACACCAAATTCCCTAAGTCACACATATCCTACAGCAAATAAAACTTATCAAATTACATTAGAACAGACAAACCCTTGGGGGATTACAAGAGTAAGTAAAACGATTACAACACCTTATACTAATGTTGTCCCAACCAATCCAAACGGTGAAGCGTTTTTTACACCTGCTGGTGGTAACTGGTCTCAGACCCCTGTTAGTTACGATTATATATTTTCGGGTGACTCGGTTAATGAAGTTCAACCTCAAACATCAATTAATTACGTGACCATACCATATACGGTTTCCGGAATAACAAAATCAAGTATTACTGATTTGGCGTTATATGGGTCGGTAAAATATGAAGTTAACACACCTGTAATTAAAAATAATCAAATATGGGGTATAATTACGGACATGAATCCAATATATACGGCCTATACTATAAACTCTGTTAATTACTTTGATTATATCGATGGAACAACAATATTTTTTGAACAATCTTCGGGATTTACTGATAATAATTTGACTGCGGTACCTATTACTAAAGATGAAGTTTTATTAAAAGTTGTTGCTCAGGCACAAATACAATCCGATATTTTTATTGAACGCGGAAAGAATTCTGCATATGAAAGAATTCAAAGATTAGGAGAAGTTGATAATTTAGGTGATATGATAAACTATGGGTATGGATTTTTTAATGTTGAAAAAAAGAACTAAACTATTTATAAATAAAAAGACAAAATGGCAATTGGAAGCTACGGCACGATAAGACCTTCAGACGTAAGTCCTGAAGATGTTCAAATCATAATGAACTATACACCATCAAGGGATGTTACGGATAATTTCATCCTAACAGAACTTGATGCTCAAACATTACTAAAACCATATTTTAATAATACAGAAACAGGTGGGAATGCGAATGTTGAAATTTTGGGGGGGTTATATAATTTAACATTACCTGCCGAACAATTTAACGCTCTTGGAATTTATACTTTATATCTAAGACCTGCTCAAATTAGAACCGTAATAACAGATTGTGGTGTGTTAAGTGCATTACCAAATGTTAAAGGTATTGTAATTGACATTACAAATGTACCGGTTCAATATCAGAATAAATTTGTTCCACAAGGTTTGGTTGGATTTAGAATTGAATATTTGAATCCAGATGGCTCAAAAATACCAAATTTCTTTAGAGTTGTGACTTCATCTTTCTTTTGTGAGCCGGTTGTATCTAATGAAGTAAATACAACTCAAAAGTCAATAAGATATAGATATGTTGATGGTAGTTCAAATTTAATTTTTTTAACACTATCACCATCATCTTCTCCGACAAATAAACCAAATGCAACACCTTTTATTGGACAACCTGACCAAAATATTATAATCACAAATACATTTTTCAATCCGGTTACATTAGAGGTTGAAATGGTTGAATATGACATATCATCTCTTGCAATTGCTCTTTATGGTAATCAGACTAAATCTATTGATGATGGTATCTACACAATTTACGATTCTGAAAATAATATTTACAGACAATACAATCTATACGAAATTAGAGACCAATTTAACGCTCTTCTTTATGAGGTTAGACAAAGTAGAGGAAATAATATTGATTTTAGTAAAAACTTCACAACAATAACGAGTTAATGGCGGTAGAGATAAAAAATACTAAATACTTTTATCCGCCGCGTCCTGGTAATGGTGCGGGGACTTTTTCTGACAACATTGTAGGATTACAAACCGTTGAAGGGGGAGGACTTACGCAAGGTAATTTTGAGTTTACTACGGGTGTAACGGAAAAGGTGAACAGAACCTTCAATGTCGGAGCTTTCTCCGAACCAATATCGTTAGACATGTTGGGTGTAGACAGTTTGGAACAAAGTAGACTAATACTTGCAACACAATTTAGAGTTTATCCTAATTACGATATTTCCCAAGTTCTTAATTTTTCAATGTATGGTTCACTATCTAAAAGATTTAGTGTGTCGATAACAAAAATTATTAATTACTTTCCGGCATCATTAGATGTGATGTTCACTAATGATGATTATGTTACAGGTAATACCGCTTATGATATTGTGTATGATAGTGAAGCTGATGAAACTTATTTTAAAGTAAATGTAGATAGAATTAGTAACCCTTTTGATATTGATTATTCTATAAATGCTACAACTAATTTAAACATCAGAGAGATTAGTGTGTCACCATATAGAAATCTATATAATACTTACTTGGATTATTGTGTTAGTATTAATGATAATATTTTTAATATATTGGCGTTTGTTCCATCAGAAACATTATCATTAGGATACATTCAACTTTACGCTTCAGGGGCACCATTCGGAACCACCGCAACAACAATTAATGATGAGTTCCAAGTTAGACCCAACGACTATATCGTTGATAAAACTTTCCAAGAATCGTTTGACGAAGTTGAAAAATTCTTGGTTAATAGATTAGTAAGACCTGAATATACTGCAGTATTCCAAGTCCCACAACAAAATGAATATGGTCAAACATATACTGAATACAAACAAGTTACTTGGCCGAAAAAAGGACCTTGGAATTTAGATATTAGTTCATTTCTATTCGACAACTATCTTGAAGAAATTCAGGCAATTGCGATTAATTTAGATTCTTTCAAAACAAACTTAATCTCAAGATTTTTAGTTACAGATTCTTTAAAAGAATTTGATACTTTAGGTCAAAAAGTTGAAAAAATATTTCAAATCTATGGTAGAAGTTTTGACCAAGTAAAACAATTCATTGACGGATTAGCTTATATGAATTCGGTTAACTATAACCCTTCAAATGACATCCCTTCAGAATTGTTGGTGAATTTGTCAAGAACATTAGGGTGGTCATCAAACTTTTCTCCAATAACAAATGAAGATTTTTTAAGTTCAGTTTTTGGTAATACCTCAACTCCAACATATCCTGGATACGCAAGAGCCCTGACTCCAACAGAGTTAAATTATGCTTATTATCGTAATTTAATTCTCAATGCTTCCTATCTTTTTAAATCAAAAGGAACAAGAAGGTCAATTGAGTTTTTATTAAGATTAATCGGAGCACCTGATTCATTAATCGAATACAATGAGCACATCTATTTGGCTGACCAAAAAATTAATCTTGAACAATTCGATACTCAATGGGCTGCTATATCAGGTGGAACTTATGTTAATAATGTTCCTAGTTATTTACCAAATGACACATACAAGATTCAAGGAAATTTATATACCGCATTTACATCGAGTGAGATATACCAAGATGTTAATGTAAATTTAACTGATTACCCTATTGATACTGAAGGGTATCCAAAAGCACCTCAAAATACGGAAACATTCTTTTTTCAAATTGGTGCAGGTTGGTATGAAGTAACACCACAACATAGAAGTCCTGATGCTGTCCAAATAACCGGAAATGTATACACAGGACAAAATTTTAATATCCAAACTCAACTAACACCGTTCACTTACGGTCAGACTTATCTTAACCGATACCGAAACTTTCCATATATGAGTGAAGGTTTCAAATTACAAAAAGTTGTTGATAATAATAAATCTTGGTTATCTAGCGACGATAAAATAAGAATATCGACTCAAGGAGATTATAACGCTTATTATTTTGTGGATAATGAAAAATTAGTGTTGAATGTTAAAAATGTTGATATTTTCTTAAATCCCGCGCAAGGTCTCGTATATGATGTTTGGGACCAATCAAGACAATATGATTATCCAATACCTGAATCGGGATTAACGGTGGGATATCCGGTACCTGGAGGAGTCGATTGGACATACATTAATCCTGAACCAAAGAAAAAAACATTCTTTGAATTTTCTCAAACATTTTGGGAGAATATGATTAACACAAGAAATAGACAATATATTTCAGATGGAAAAACCGGAGGATACCCAACACTCCAATCAATCTTTTGGAAATATATCGAATCGGAACAAACAGTTGGATTACCAAATAACCAATATACTTATCAAAAGTTAATTGATTATGTAAATGGAATTGGACCATATTGGACAAAGTTGGTGGAACAAATGGTTCCTGCAACTACAATATGGAATGGGGGAGTTAGATTGGAAAATTCTATTTTCCACAAACAAAAGTTGGCGTATAGACGACAACGAGGTTGTGAATTTATTTTAGTTCCTGTCAATCCATGTTATATAAATTCAGGTATTTTTGATTACACTTGTAATTCAGAAGAGGCTACCTTTAACATTTATCCATGGTTTAATCAGGATATAAAAGTTTCAAACTTCAGTAGTATCTTAGGTTATACACTTAATAATATGTTATCACAACAAGGTTTAACCCTAAATGATTGTAACCAAAATTCAGTATTAACTGAATGGTATGTAGATTTAGTTATTGATGGGCAACAAATAATAAAAGAACTTTTTTATACTGGATACGGTATATTAGATGTCCCAACTCCAAATCAATGGAGATTTGCATTGCTTAATTATTTACCACAATTAATAAATTATGGATATTCTTATTCGTTTAATAGTGACAATTTAGTAAGTGGTAATATATTAACAATAACGAATTTAAATTGTTTGAATAATACAACAATTAGTTCAGTTTCACTCTATGTAGGAATAAACATTAATATTAATTGTGCTCGATAATGAATTATAATCTATTAATAACTGGAGATTGTCAAAGTAACGGTTCAGGTGCAATATCTCTTTCAATTAATGGTGGTAATGAACCATATATTGTCCAATGGACATTACTTACTACTCCTCCAACAAGTTTGGGGACAGATACAATAACATCTCTGTATCCATCAATAAGAACTTCATTAAGTTCCGGTAATTACCTAGCCACCGTTAGTGATAGTACTGCACCTGTTCAACAAACTTTAAATATTAGTATACCTGTATCATCAGGAGTATGTGCTAGTATTCTTGGAGTCCAAGGGACAACCTGTTCTTTAGATAATGGTTCGGTTACAGGAACCTCATCCTCAAATTTTTCAACTACACAATTTTATTTATATGATTCTAATGATAACGAAATCACGAATCAAAGTACTAATATAAATGTCAATGATGTTATTTTTGGTACTTTAAGTGCCGGAACATATTATATGAAGGTGGTTGATATTGGAGGTTGTACAGGATATAGTCAAAATTTTATTATTGAAGATTCTAGCCCATTAAATTTTGGAATATATAATGTGCCAAATTCTTCTTGTGGAGGAACACCTATAGGTAAACTTTTTGTTACAGGAGTCACTGGGTCTCCCCCGTATAGTTATATTTGGTCTAATGGAGCGACAGGGTCTACGATAACTGGTCTAACTTCGGGAGCCTATTCGGTAACTGTTACGGATTCTTTAGGGTGTTCACAAACTAAAGGGGTAAATGTGGTTAATGTACCTCAAGTGGGTTTAGGTACATTTACTGCAGTACCGCCAAGTTGTTTTGCCGCGGATGGGTCATTGACCATTCAAATTACAGGAGGTACTGCACCATTCTACTATTCTGCGTCCACAGGAGAAGTATCAATTCAATATGGGACATCTTGGACTTTAAATGGATTATCACCCGGGTTTTATTCTATCCAAGTTACAGATGCGGCACTGTGTTCATTTGTAGCAGGTACCACATTAATATCTCCTCAAGGAATGGTCTCCGTCACTATTGATACGAGTGGGTCAACTTGTTCAAGTTCTGACGGGTCAATAAAAGTATCTGTGGTTGGAGGTGTTACACCATACACATATACTTTAATTTATCCTAATGGTAATACAAAAAACATTGGCGGAAATAATACGGTTCAAATATTCCCAAATTTAACGTCAGGGACTTATTCAGTCGCGGTTCAAGATTCTTCGTCTTGTTATTACATGGAAGAGGTTACTTTATTTGCAACAGATACTTACACAATCTCAACAAATACGACTGGAACAACTTGTAATTTAAACAATGGAATTGTCTCGGTAACAAGAACTAATGGTGGAGTATCACCATATAATTACTCTTTGGATGGAATTCAGAATGTTCCAAATACCGCATTATCTGCGGTTACATTTTCAAATGTTAGTTCAGGACAACATACCGTAACCGTTACGGATGCCGCGGGTTGTGTTCAAACCACTCAAGTTTATGTTAATCCAAGTAGTTCTTTAGATTTTAGTTTGTATAGTACATCTTGTGGAAATGGTTCTAATGGGATGATTAATGCTTTAATATCTTCAGGAACACCACCATTTACGTTTTATTGGTCTAATAATGTTATTGGTAATCCTCAAGAAATTCAAGTTGAAGGATTAAGTGCCGGAACATATACTCTAAGAATAGTTGATGATATAGGATGTTCTTTAGAAAGGTCAACAACTATAAATTGTGATAAACTCTATGTTTCCTACCAAAGATATCTTATGGGTGGGGAAAACTTTACAATAAATAGTCAAACCAAGTTTGGGTTAGTTCAAATGTTAAATAAAGGGTTTAAAGATTTGACAGTAGGACAAACCGGTTGCAATTTATTACAAAGTGTTTTTGATATAAAAATTTCAGTTAATCCATCAGGTTATAGTGTAAATGAAAGTTTCTTTACCGGTTATACATTAAACTCTGTACCTAGTGATAGTTTATATA